GTTCGATCCGCCCGCCATGTTGTCTGGAGTCCTCCACATTTTTTGAGGAGAGGGATAAACTACTTGCTCCCTTAAAGTTGAGTGAGTCGTTCTCCCTTTTCTGTTTTTCTGATATTGTTTTTTCAATGCCTCCTCGCTTCTCGGTGGTAGTGAGTCCATTGCGTTCGGAGTTAGCAACAATCCAGACTCTTTCCCTTTGGTGTTTTGCACCGACGCTCGAAGCTGAAATACTAAATGTCCTTGTGGAGTAACCTTCACTTTCCAAGTTCTCGAGTACGGTGTCGAGACCGAGTTTAATGTGTCCACTAACGTTTTCTCCAATA